ATTAGACAAGCATACTATTCAGATCAATTACAATTACAAGAAGGGCCACAAATGACGGCTACTGAAGTACAAGTTAGATATGAATTAATGCAAAGATTACTTGGCCCAACATTAGGTAGATTTCAATCTGAATTTTTAAATCCATTAATTGAACGTGTATTTGGAATTATGTATCGTGCAGGTGCATTATCAAGAGAACCAGATATTGTTAGAGGATCTAAAATTGATGTAGAATACGTTGGCCCATTAGCTAGATCACAAAGAATGGAAGAAGCAGTATCTATTGAAAGATTATACCAACTTGCAATGAATGTATCACAAGTTGATCCTGCTATTATGGATAATATAAATCATGATGAAGCAATTAGATTAAGAGGTAAATTATTGGGTGTACCTAAAACTGTAATGCGTGGCAGAGATGAAGTAGAAGAAATGAGAAATGCACGTGCTGAACAACAACAAATGGCGGCAATGGCACAAGAACAACAAGCCCAAGCACAAGCAATGAAAACACAAGCAGAAGCATCTAAAACTATGTCTGATCCTAATGTACAAGCAATGTTAGAAGATACAGCAGAGGATATGGGTATTTCTCAAACTATGTAATGGATATAGATAATAAAGATCATAAACAATTAAAAACAGATTACCAAAATACTTTTGATACAAAAGAAGGTAAAAGAGTGTTGGCTGATTTAAAATCAGCTTACTATCATAGATCATCATATACAAAAAATGATGCTTATGAAACAGCGTTTCGTGAAGGACAACGAAATGTAATAATCAGAATAATCAATTTAATCAAGGAGGATAAAGATGTCTGATGAACAAATGACCACAAACGACAATCCAGTACAAGAAACTTCAACTGTACTTGGATCGGGAAGTGACAATCAAGATTGGAAATCATCACTTTCAGACGAGTTAAAAAATGATGCTACATTACAAAACTTTAAAGACGTAGAAAGTTTAGCTAAAACTGTAGTACATCAACAAAAAGTATTAGGTAGCAGAATACCATTACCTAAAACTGATGAAGAATATAATGAACTTTATACTAAATTAGGAAGACCAGAAGATCCTAGTAAGTATGAAACTAACATCCCACAAGATTATCAAGAATTTTTTAAGAAAGAAAATCTTGATGAATTTAAAAATGTGGCACATAAGATTGGTTTAAATAACAATCAAGTTAATGCATTATTAGATTATCAAATGAGTAGCATTAAACATGAAATGGAAAATGAACCTGCAACTATTGCCGCACAAAAAGATCAAACTGAACAAGTGCTTAAACAAGAATGGGGTTATGATTATGATAAAAATATCAGAGCCGCTACTAGAGCGTTAGATGTTTATGGTGATGATGAATTAAGAGATCTTGTTCAAAATACTAATGCTGGTAATAATCCTGCTGTTATTAAATTCTTTGCTAGATTAGGTGCTGAAATAACAGAAGATATGGCTAAAAATACACAAAATAATAGATTAGCTGTATCACCTTTAGATGCAAAAGAAGAAATACAAAAGGTTATGAATGATGCAAGTCATCCTTATCATAAAGGCGATCAAATGGCTGTTGAAAGAATGCGACAGTTACATGAAAAAGCCTATGGTAATTAAGCAACATTTGTGATATATTTACAACACTAAATTCGCCCTTTTAGGATAACGAATAGGTAGCCGTGATGGCTTTAAACTTCCGATTGATCGTATCGTTTACGATAAGGTTTCCCGTAAGGACAAAAGCCGACACACGGAATATAGTATAATGCATTTGTATTATGCTCTCTATTCTTAAACTTAATAGGAGGACTTAATATGTCAACTCAAATAACAACTGCTTTTGTAGAACAATACAAAAGTAATGTGTTTCATTTGGCACAACAAAAAGGTTCTAGATTAAGAGATGCGGTAAGATCTGAAAGTGTAACAGGTAAATCACATTTCTTTGAAAGAATTGGGTCAACTGCGGCACAAAAAAGAACTTCTAGACACGCTGACACTCCAAGAGTGGACACGCCTCATTCTAGAAGAAAAGTAACTATGGATGATTACGATTGGGCAGACTTAATAGATCAAGAAGATAAAGTAAGAATGCTTATTTCGCCTCAATCCGAATACGCTAAAGCTGGTGCTTACGCTATGGGTAGAGCAATGGATGACGCAATTATTGCGGCGGCTACTGGAACTGCTTATGGTGGAGTTAGTGGTGGTACAAGTATTGCATTACCATCTGCTCAAAAAGTGGCAGTAGCAACAAGTGGTTTATCATTGGAAAAATTAATCAGCGCTAAAGAAATTCTTGATGCGGCTGATGTTGATCCAGATGAAGAAAGATATATGATTTGCACAGCAAAACAAATGTCTGATCTTCTTGCGTTAGAGAAAATCACTTCTGCTGACTACGCAACAGTTAAGGCGCTAGTACAAGGTGCTATTGACAGTTTCATGGGCTTCAAGTTTATCAGATCAGAAAGACTTGGAACTGACGGAAACGGTGATAGACAAGTATTAGCTTTCACTAAATCAGCTATGGGTCTTGCGCTTGGTAGAGATATTGCTACAAAAATCTCTGAAAGAGCAGACAAGAACTATGCAACACAGGTATTTTTATCTATGACTATCGGCGCTACAAGAGTAGAAGACGAAAAAGTAGTAGAAATAGCTTGTGCGGAATAAAGGAGATAAATTATGGCTAGTGTAAAAGGTTCAAATTTTACTAACATAACTGCTGATCCTGTTGTTAAAACATCATCACAGTATGCTCATGGTAAAATAAGAGTAATATACGATACATATGAAGCATCTTCTTTGGCTAATCCGTCTGACATTTCAGTTGCAAGATTACCAAAAGGCGCAGTAGTGTATGACATTGTTATACATCATGACGCTTTAGGTTCTGGTGTAACTTTATCAGTAGGTGATAGCGGTAGTGCAACAAGATACATTGGTGCAACTGCGGCGGCAACTGCTGGAAAAATAGTAATGTCAGAAGATGGCGCTATTGACGGTTTCGGATATGAAAATTCATCTGAAACAGATGTTTTAATTACTACAGGCGGTGGTGCGGCTACAGGAACTATTAAAGTTGCTGTAATGTACGCTGTTGAGTAATACATAACAAACAATTAGAAGGGGCGATATATATTGAATTATAATCGCCCCTTTGATATATTAAGAGATTATTATGGCTACAGAAGTATCAATTTGTTCAAATGCATTAAGACGTTTAGGTGATGATCCAATCACTTCTTTAACAGATGATACAGAAAGAGCCAGATTATGTAATGCATTTTATACAGATGCTAGAGATGCAGTTTTAAGATCACATTCTTGGAATTTTGCTATTACAAGAGCAACATTAGCAAAATTATCTGATGCACCTGCATATGGATTTAACTACCAATATTCATTACCAACAAATCCATATTGTCTAAGAGTATTAGAAATGGAATACTCTGATTACATTTTTAAAATAGAAAATGTAGCAACACACGGTAGAGTATTACTTACAGATGAAGGAACAGCTAAAATTTTATATGTAGCTAGAATTACAGATACAAATTTATTTGATCCAATGTTTGTAGATGTTTTAACTGCAAAGTTATCAGTAGATTTAGCGTACCCAGTAACCAATAGTCTGCAAGTACAAACACAGATGCAGAAACTCTATCAAGCAAAACTTTCTGAAGCACGTAGTATTGATGGACAAGAAGGATTTATTGATGATCTTGTTTCTGATACATTTACGGACTTTAGAAAATAATGGCACGTGTACATCCTATTCAAACAAATTTTACTGCTGGTGAATTAACACCAAAACTTGCAGGTCAAATAGATTTTAAAAAATATAATAATGGTGTTGAGATATTAGAAAACATGACAGTATTTCCGCAAGGAGGTGCTACAAGAAGATATGGAAGTAGATTTGTTGCTGAAGTAAAAGATAGTAGTAAAACTACAAGATTAATACCTTTTGAATTTAATATAGAACAATCTTACGTATTAGAATTTGGCGATCAATATATTCGTTTTTTTAAAGATAATGGTCAAATAACTAATGCAACAAAAAATATAACTAACATTACACAAGCTAATCCTGCTGTTGTTACTGTAACATCACATGGATATTCAAACGGTGATGATGTTTGGATTAATAGTGTTGGTGGAATGACAGAGTTAAATGGTAGAAGATTTAGAATAGCTAATGTCACAA